GCAGACTCTCTGTATAAATTTAATATACGCTCACAGTCACTCTTTGGCATTTCTGCTGCCAGTGCGTACCACCAACTATTCATATAACTTTCTTATTAAAATAAAAGGACTTATCAATACAAATATAATTGCACAGCATAATCCTAGCATTAAAAATAAAGCTATCTCCCACCACCTAGTAAATATAGGTACTTCCATTTAAAAGTCTCCATCATCAAGGTACAAAATACACCAAGTTACTGCAGCTAGAATTGCGACTATTGCAAATTTGGTGAGTGCGTATAGAAATGTTTCCATAATTACATCTCCGCGTTGTCGTCATCAAAGAAATATATAGCATAAGCAGGTGCAGCAAAGCAGACAAAAATAGCAATGATACGCAGTATTTCTATTAGTGTTTCCATTATCCTATAATCCAACCATCAGCAGATTGAATCCAACCTTTAGTTTCTAGGTTCTCTCTCACTTGATTCAATTCAGTTTCAAGTTCACTAACTAAGGCATTAAGCTCGTCTGATCTTTTGACCAGCTCCTTCTCTCTTTGCATTAACCCTATGCTTTCAGAGCCATCTTTTTTTACAGGCTTCTGTTTTATTACAGCTTCTTCCACTATAGGTTCTTCTTTTTTAATTTTAGTCATTTCTCTTTTCTCCTTTTTAATAAATATTGGTTTATCGCTAAGTGGTTTGCCGTCAAACCAACCCAGCCTGTTTTTTGTAAATAGCATTGTCACTCCTGCTATAATTCCAGCAGCACCGAGAGTAACTGCTATAGATGTTGACATAGCTACGAAACTGCTAGCTGCACCGCCTATCTCAAACTGCCATACGCCTAGTGAAAACGATGGAATTGATACTAACAATATCCCCAGTGCTTGTTTATTTCTTTTAGTCATTTAATTATCTCCCTTTGGTTTAGTTCAACAACAACCCTTTTTCTTTTCTTCTTTCATATTGTTCGTCATGAAACAGGTCTACTAATAAGCGAAGTTGTTCATCTAATTCCTTTATTTTTTCATCCATAGAACTAATTTGATTTTGTTGTTCTATTATTCTGTTCAACATGAATTCTAATTTCTGTGTGTAGATATCATTCATTAGAAACTCCCATCATTATTACTCTCCTTCTTCAGTAGCCAACCACAATAGATATAGTTCTTTCATTCTTTCGTGTTCCATAACCTCTCCTTTTTGTTTTCAAAAAACTCCACCAAATACTTCCCCAAGTAATAAGGCAGAAATAAAACCATAACAGTTAAAAATATAGATAAAAATAACAACCCAACAAAGGTATATATAAATACGTTTAAAATTTCTTTATACATTCCTTTTGTCTTTCCATAATTCTTTCATAATTTGTCTGATTTCCTCTACATCATATACAGGGTTGTTAGGACTTGTAAATGATCGCACAGCTTCACTTATGATATCCCTTTGATTGTATGTGAAGTTACACAGTATCGTTTCGTAGGAGTCGTTTATTAAAGGTCTGCCGTGTTGGTCATGCGGTTCATTTGGTTCGTGCATATTATTCTCCTTAGTAAGTCTTAAGTTTGTTTTCCCCAATGTAGTGACCTAACTCTTCCATTGAATTAAATTGTTTTGTACTCCACCCACGTTCTGCACCATGAGGTAAGCAGAAAAAGGTTTCTGTTCCTGTTTTATTGTCTGCTTCTTGCCATGCAACATACCCATAAATTGAGCCTTCTAATAATTTGGTTGTGACTCCTGTGTCTTCTTTCCAGAAGGACTTATCAATCCAGTTGGAAGGTTTCCCGCAATTATTACATTTACTTATTAATTTCATTGTTTAATACCTCTCTTGTTAAATCATTAATTCTTCTATCGGGAGTTAGTATAAGAACTTCTTCTTCTTCTCTGCAATTAAAATAAGAAGCAATTTTCCCAACCTATTAAAACCCCACTTGGACAAACCCATTAGGTTTGACTATTGCTAACTGAGCATTCTTCCAACCGATAAGATACCAATTTCCCTCTTTATCTTTACCGCTTAGTTCTTTATCTGGATATTGTGCTCCTCCTATACCCTGACCATAACTGTCTTGTAAATATCCTGCGTATTTACCTACTGCCATTTCAAATGTCATTATGCCACCTCTTTTTTTAAGTTTAATTGTAAATTTTCAAGATAATCAACTGCTTTCTGTGCTTGTGAAAAGGCGGTTATCATTGCCTTAGAATCATCTTTGATTGCCTTAATCCAACTGTTAAGATATTGAGCGTGGTCTTTCCTGACAGTTTTTTCTACGTTAAGAATTTGGCACATGAAAGCTGAACCGATTTCAGCCACCAATTCTTCTTTAGCGTATTCTTCTTTGTTGTGCATTCCAGTTAACTCTCTTTCGCATCTTGATTTATGACCAGTCCAATGAGTAAGTTCATGCAATAAAGTTGAGTAGTAAGTTACATCTGTAATAAAGTTCTCCTTCTTAGGCATTCCTATTGTGTCTTGTATAGGAGAGTAAAAAGCACTATCGCGAGAATCGTCTATTATTGCTTTCGTATTAGATATATAACTTTCTATTAATTTAAGTTGTTCTGAACTTAATTCAGTTTCATGTTTGTGATCTACTTTTTCAGTTACAAAATCTTCTATCTGTTCTGCGTTAAATACATTGTATGTTCTCCACATGAAGTAAGTTGGCAGTTGACCAGTTGACCTGTAGTTGGCAAGTTCGCCGTCTGTTAACCAAGATTCTTTTTTAGGTTTTACGCTAGCGAATACTACTTGGGTTGCTTTAGAGCCTTTCTTGATTTTATAATCTTTCTCGCTCCATTGTTTAAAAGTTCCCCATTCATTAGAGTTGTAATCTTGGCAAGAAAGCCAAAAATAATTCATACCCCTGTATGCTTTCTTTGTTACATGATTTATAGGTGCGCCTTTACCAATCCAAGACTTTGTCCAATCAGAACCTTCTGTTTCCATAAGTTCCAAAATCTTAGTCTGAATCTTTTCAAATATTTCATTTTTCTTTTTCATTTTATTTTTCTCAATTTAATCAAGCCTTAATTAACTTAATGTTCAACACTATAAACCTTTTCAATTAATAAATAAACCTTTTTTGGAATAATAATCATTCTTTTTTAACCAACTTATTTACCATTTCCAGTAATTCATATTCAGTTCCGTATGCTTGAACAAATCTTGCTTTGTATGGATGCCTACTTATTGGTTCCATATCACTACCCATTCTGTGATGCTCAAAACATAAAGGCAAGACTTTGAAATGGGTGTCTAACTTAGTCTTACCTTCAATGTGATGTATCTCGCTAGGCACTCCATAAAACCCCTGTAAGCGACAAACGATACAGCCTAGTTGACTTACACTATCCATGTGCCTTTTCTCTTTAGCGGTGGGGTTTCTACTTTTCATCTAATTTATTTATATCTATGTTTTGTATGTCGTTGTTTATTAATCCTTCCCTTAAATCAATTAACATTCTTTGTGCTATGAATTTGGCAATTTCATTTCTTAAAGGTAATGTATCTTTATGCACTTTAGAGTTTGGATAACTGAAGCTGTTGCCTAGTGTGCCTAACATATCATTTATTGAACCCTCTATGCCTTTCTTTAAAAAGTTTGATTGTGCCTCTTTGTATAGGTCACTATTAAAAATAATATCATCTAGTGTTTTATGCTCCATATCTTTTCCTTTCTTCCCTAGCATTAACCATTTTAGTTCGCCATTCTTCAAAGCCTACATCTAATGATTTAAGTTCAATCTTTAATGCCGATAGTTGACCTTTTGCTACACCTACTTTTAATCTAAATTGATATAACGAATCATCATTATCAGCGTATGTTTTTTGAGCAGATACAGTCTTAACACCTTTAGCAGTAGCCATGAGTTCTAACTGTGCTTGTAATCTTTTAACGTCAGCTTCACATTTTAGCACCTCATATTCTGCTTTAGAAACACGAGGTGCTAAAGACCTTATCTTATCTTGCCAAGATTCTACTTGTTCATTCATGCTTAAAAAGGTATGTCGTCAGATGATTTATCTTCTACTTCAGTCTGAACAACTTTATTTTCAATTATTAAATTACCCTCTGAATCATAAGGTGTCAATTTAACGCTTGTATAGTCTGTGCCTTTATCGGACATATTCGCCCAACCTCCAAATTTATATACAGTTCCTTCGTGGGTTATTTTTCCTCCTATATCTGGTGTGCCTTTGCTTTTTTTATCTTCAGGCTTGTTGTAATGTAAAAGACCCAAAGAAACTACCAATTCATATTTATCTGGATAATTGCCGTCTCCACTGTACTTTAAGATACCGCAGTATTTATCTTCTCCATTTATATTAATTTTACCTTTTCTTGGTACTGTTACATTATTCTCAAGGAACATATTCCCTGTGTTATTTTTAATTACATATTTTTCAGACATTATTTTCTCCTGTTATTAGTCTATATTGATAACCCTTACCTTCGGTTATTCTTTTTTTTATTACAATATCTCCATTCAAAGGCAATCCGTATTTGACCCTTGAAGGATATTTTCTCAATTCTCTTATTGAAGCAGACAATGAAGGCTCTCCGTAGAACCTTCCTGTCATATCTTGTATATTTTTTTGCAGACTCCAAAAAGTCCACCATTGTCCATTTCTCATGGATAAATATACAAAGTCATTAATAGAATTAGGTTTGCTCATATACTGCTATGAGTCTTTCATATCCTTCTATGAATTTTTTAACCCTAGTGTCAGCTTTTGCTTGTTTGATAATTGTTTTATTAACTTCATATAATCCTATGGAATCTGTATCAGGATTTTCAGAAGGTAAAACTTTACCTATAGATGATAAAAACTTGGTTGGGTCAGTATCTTCAAATAAAGTTTCCCCTTCGGCATTAGCAAATGCATATTTAACTTGCCTTCGCATTGCTTTCTCGGCGTCATCATCTTCGTCTGCAGTAGCAATACCGCAAGCCATCTGTAAAGAATATCTTTTTGCATAAGATAGAGCCGAACCGAATGCTTGTGGGTCATTCTTAGAAGCAGGTATATACACTTGCCCTGACGTTATAGAAGCACCGTGACCCATAAATACAGTTTCAATAGAAACACCATTCTCTGATAAATGGCTTATCTGTTGTAGATATATGCCTTCATCATTTAATGGTTTTTTAATGGTATCTAGTACTTGCTTTAACGACGCATAACTACTCTTAAAGAAAGGGTTTTTAGCATCATTTACGACATGGTCAATTTTTTCTTGTGCTTTGACCAAAGCAGTAATCAATGTTTGATTATTCATTTTATACTCCATATTGTTTTAGCAAACTTAATTTCTTCCGCACCCCATTTCCAGTCATCTAGGTTTGGATAAAAAAGATTTGCTATCTCATGTTTATCATTTGAATAGGACAAGAGGTTCATTATCTTTAATGCTACTTGTTCTACAGTGTGAATGTGCTTATCTACTTGATGTACTGTTTCAGATACTACCTGTTCATCTTTGGCAGTAACTACTATGTAATCAAGAATAGGCACACAATCTTCTGCCTTTGCGTAAACAGAAACCTGTCTAGCGTGAGCATCAGAAACTTTGTAGGGTCGCCTTGCGGTGGTTTTTATATCCCTAATAGTATCGTTGTACTTTAAATCTATGAACCCAATTATAGGAACAGGGATAGATTCAAGGTTAAGTTCAATTCTTTTTTGGTATTCAGTAGGTTGCCCTAAATCTTCATAAAAATCTATTGCAGTTTTTATGTATCTAGGAATCCTGTCTGCTTCTTCTAAAAACTTTTTATGATTTATCTCTTGTGTTGGGTATTCACTTTTACAATTATCATAAGTAACTTGGTATTCAAAAAGTGCAGACTGTATTGTTTCTCCTAAATCTATGGGTTTTTCTGTGAAGCCAAAATATTTACCAACTCCATGATCGGTTACAGTGCCTCGCCACATTGCGGGACCGCCACCGTTTCTGAATTTGAATAGATATCTCATTATCCAAATACAAGGGTCGTCTATGTAACTGTTGATAGAGGAAGGGGAAAGGTGTTCTATATCATGTATAGAAAATACATCATTATTATTTTTCATTTTATTTCCTGTTCAATTTATTGATTGACTCTGTAACTGGTTTCATTATAATTCATTTCTGGAATAATTAAAACTAATTTATGAAATTAAAAAAATACTTAAAAACAAATAACTATACCCAAATGTCTTTTATTAAAGAGATAGAAGAAAGAGAAGGATTGCGAATTCCTCAAGGCACTTTAGCTAAATGGATAACTGGAACTAGAATACCTAGAAAAAAAGAGATGCTATTATTAATTCGCATGACAGACGGCTTGGTGACCCCTAATGATTTTTATATATAAAAGGAGAGAAAATGTCTTATAAAGTTGAGATGATTGATATAGCTGAACTAATTCCATATGAAAACAATCCAAGAGATAACAAAAATTCAATAGAAAAAGTTGCTGAAAGCATTCGTAATTATGGATTTAAAGTTCCTGTTGTTGTAGATGAAAATAATATAATTTTAGCAGGTCATACAAGGGTTCTTGCAGCCAAATTGCTCGGTCTAAAAAAAGTGCCTACACACACGGCCACTGGTCTTTCAAAGCAGCAAAAAACTGCTTTCCGCATAATGGATAATAAGGTGCACGAATTTTCAGAGTGGGATATGGGTTTGTTGGCTAAAGAATTTGAAAATTTAGCTGAACAAGACTTTGATTTAGGTTTGACTGGTTTTGAATTCTCAGAAATTGGAAAAATCACTAAGGGTGCGATGCTAGAGTTTGACGCTCCTGATTTAGAGCTATCAGACACTGACTGGTCTGCAGAAGGCGTATATATCCCCGAAACAAATATTAAACAATTTATGCTTTTATATGACATATCAACAATAGAAGAAATGAAAACGATGATAGAGGCTCTACGAGAGGAATATAAAATAGAAAGTCCTTCAGACATTATCTTTGAGGCAGTAACGCGTGAATACAAAAAAAATACCAATCTATAATCTTAAGCCTGTTTGTAGTTACGAAGAATCTCATAAATACGCAAGCAATTACGCAACAGACAAAGACTATTCAGTCTTAATCAATAGCGACTGCGACGCATATAAAGAGGACGGGCAGCCTTTATTTTTCTATCGTAAGAATCGCATACCTGCGAGCATTTGTAAAACAGCTTATAAGAATTTAAGGAAGGCAGCGCAGCCCACTGAGAATCGCGGCATGGCGGCTGGAATTTTAGACAACGAAGAACATTTAAAACACAAGCAATCTAGTGTCACAAGATTCCAAAGAATTAAGAAAGACGGTACATTGAGTCGGGTTCATAGAGCGAAGAAAGTTTGTTCAGGGATAGCAGGTTATTTTGATAGGAATGCAAGGAGACCTTATTGTAGGCAAACAGCTTTCACAGAACATAACCGTAAAGAGTTTACTGCTTCTATACCCTACCTCAAGAGTATAAATTCTCTCTTTGCTGAAGCTTGCCCAGAACGGTATAACGCACAAGCAGAATATGCGGGGAAAACCAATAAAGATTTTATTATCTCTGGTACTGTTTTTACTACCGTTACGGTTAATCTTAACTTTCAGACAGCCTACCATTTAGATGCAGGTGATTTGAAAGCAGGGTTAGGAAACATAGCCGTTCTCAAGGCAGGGAAGTATGAAGGTGGATATACGGTGATGCCAAGATATGATTGCGCCTTTGATTTGGGGAGCGGTGATGTTTGTTTTTTTGATGTGCATGAATATCACGGCAATACTAAAATTAAGGCTAAGGCTCCGTATGAGCGTATCTCCGTTGTTTGCTACTATCGTGAAAAAATGACTGACTGCGGAAGTATGTTAGAAGAATTAGACAAAGTAAAGAATAGAAAAGAGGGGGATTCTATTGGAAAGTAAACGTAATTTTCTGAACAAAGATACTGAAGACAGCATCGTACCTTTTGGAGCTAATCGTTGGTCTGATTATCTTTTCAGACTAACCCCAGTAGAACAAAAGTCAGATGGCGTTTGGTATAAAAGGGAAGACAAGTTTGCTCTCTTTGGAATTAACACTCTCAATGGTTCTAAATGCCGACAATTACTTTACCTTTTTGAATCTAGACCGCAAGGAGCTGATACCGTTATACACGGAACCAATGTCAATGCTTCTCCACAAACACCAATGACAGCCGCGATGGCTGAGCATTATGGTCTAAGGTGCATACAAGTCGCAGGAGGAACAAATTTTAATTCTATTTCAAAGAAAGATTTACCGCGATTTGCCACTATGTTTGGGGCAGAGTATGACCTTTCTTGCCGTAGTGGTTTTAATGTGGGGGTTCAAAAGCGCGTAAGAACGATAATGAAAGATTTTGATAATTGCTTCACCATAGAAAGAGACATTACTTTAGACCACGCAAGAGCTGAAAACACAGCATCAAAAATTCTCTCCTTTCACGAGGTAGGGGCAAGACAAGTAAAAAATATACCTGACCATATAGAAGATTTGATCATACCTTTTGGTTCAGCCAATTCAGCAACCTCTATCATGTTGGGTTTATCTATGTATAAGCCGAAAAATGTCTGCCGCGTCCACTTAATTAATGTGGGAGTAGACAAGAGAGATTACATGTTTGAGAGGTTAGGTCTTATGGGCGCTGATGTTTCTGCGTATGACTACTTCTGGTATGACACTAAAATACCCTATAGCAAGCTCTTTAAGGGGGTACAGATAGATGATATGACGTTTCACCCAAGATATGAGGCAAAGGTGATTAACTATATGAGAGACAACTTGCCTGAGTTGATGAAAGACACGACCTTGTTTTGGAATATTGGCTCATACCCTGATATTAATACTGTAGCTAAGAACCTCAATCTGAATGTCCCTAAAAAAGTTAAAGAATATACAGAGAAAACAAGCGCGTTAATCGGTTCATACAGCAAGCTCCACAATGATAAAGAAATTAAACTCCTAAAATACGGTATGGATTTCCGAGAGCCGAAGTATCGCAGAGAAGTATTTTTGCGTCTTTATGAATTTCACCTAAAACACAAGAGCCATCCTGGAGGCGTTTATTTTGCGTTCCCTTGGCTTACGAAAGAGTACGAATTGAACATAGACCAGAAACTTTGGCTAGCATTCATTAATGGCTGCTCACAAAATATTATAACCAGTTGGCATATATTCAATAAATTTCCAGAGCCAAAAGGCTTAAACTTGGATTTGGTAGATGATTGGTGGAATAAAACGCAGCACAAATTTAAGTCTGGTTCTGGATGGGACGCTGACAGGAGATATTTCAAAGTAGGGAAAACAGGCATGCCCAATTGTATGCGCTCGTATATAAAGCAAGTCAATAAATATGGTTCGCAAGAGAAGATGTTCAATGCTTTATGTGAAAAAAACGATCCTTATTTAAACTTTGGTGTTGTCTGGGACTTTGTTAGAGATAATTTCCTTTCCTTTGGGAGATTATCCACGTTTTCATATTTGGAGTATTTAAAGATTCAAGGCGTAAACATAGATTGTAATAATCTTTTCATAGAGGATATTAATGGCTCGCGTTCTCACCGCAATGGGATTTGCAAGGTGTTAGGTAGAGATGATTTAGATTGGTGGAAAACAAAGGTGGCCTATTCCCCAGAAATAATACGTTGGTTGAAAGGGGAGGCTGTTAAGTTGTTAGATGAGGCAAAGGAGCGTTACCCGCACGAAGACGCAGGTTATTTCACCCTAGAATCTGCTCTGTGTAATTACAAATCATGGCACAGACCTAATCGCCGATACCCAAATGTTTATATGGATATGTTTCACAACAGGATTAAATACGCTGAGAAAGAATGGGGACTTAAAGAGGGAGAAATATTTTGGAAAATGAGGACAGACTGTTTGCCCAAAGCGTTATTACTTGAGGAAAACCCAAAAGATTTAGGCTTGTGCCCAGAAAAGCAAAATCATTATTTATACACAGGTCAACCCGTCATGATGGATGGTGATTGGGAATGTTTTAATAATGACTATAATCGTTTGGTTAACTCATGAAATGTTTAGCGATAGGGGGTGAGCCCGCTACTGGGAAAACTACACTGATGCGAGAAGTGTTAAAAATGGTTAAACCCAGTAAAAAGTTTAAATATGGCTTGTTGAGAGGGTACATTGAACCTTTTGCAAATGTCAGCGTATTAGGTATTTATGAACACCAAGAGGTGTTTGCAGGAACTGATAAATTGTCAATGGCAGTTCAAAAAGACTTTGATAAATTTGTTCAACTTAAAACTAAAAATATTATTTTTGAGGGGGATAGGTTGTTTACAAAAAAAAACCTTTTATATTTAACAAAAAATTACGAGACTAGAATAATCATTCTTAAAAATGAAAAGAAAATTATTGCTAGTAGGCACATAAACAGAGGGGACAATCAATCAGAGACGTTTAAAAAATCTAGGCACACTAAAATATCTAATATAATTTCTGAGCCAAATTTGAAACATATAGAATTTTATAAATTGAACGATATATCTGAATCAGAATCTTTGGCAGCGGAGATATACAATTGGTTTTTTATATAAAATATTCCAATAAAGGTTTATTTTTATTTATAAACAAGTTATAGTTTTAATATTAAGAATAATCTTAATCCAATTTTTAAATCACCAAAAGGAGGATAAATGTCTATAGAATGTTTAAATCAAGCCTTAAAGATAAAAGGCTTCACGCCAACCAAAAAGTTTATTTTAGTTTTGTTAGGGAATTATTGTGATGAAAGGGGAAGTTGTTACCCTTCATATAGGCATATCGCTGATATAGTAGGTCTAAAGGACACAAAAGGCGTACAAAGGGCTATCAAAGAATTTGAAGAATTAGGATATCTCAAAATACAAAGAAGGAGAACCCCAGACGGGAGTAATACAAGTAATAGATACCACTTATCTATCAGTGATGGCTCTCAAACCCCGAGGGGTCTAGAAACCCCTCAGCTAACCGCCTCAGCACCCCTTAATACTAAAGAGAATACAAAAGAATATATATGTAAGGAATTTAAAACCTTTTGGTCAGTCTATCCAAGAAAAATTGGAAAGAAGATGGCTATGAAGATTTTTAATAAATTTGATGAAAAACACCACTCAAAAATATTATATGGTGCACAAAGATTTGCAGAACAAAATATCCAAACAGATGAGAAGTTTATACCCCATGCTCAAACTTGGTTAAACCAAGAGAGATGGATGGATCATTTTGAAACTGATGAGAATGGGTATGCAATAAAACCTAAAGAAGTAAAAACAATTAATAATTTAGCGGGGTAATCAATGGAAAATAAAACACCACAAGAACACGGAATAAAATTAAGAACCACAGAACATGGCTCACAAAAAATTAAGTGCCCTGAATGTCAACCGCCACACAAGCAATTAGATAATCCTTTAACTGTTACCATTAACGCAGAAGGCACAGTCTGGTATTGTCATCATTGTGATTGGAGAGGGTCTTATTTTGATAACCCTAAATCTAGTTTTCCATTACCTAAAAAGACTTATACAAAACCGCCACCACCTAAACAAAACAACACAGATGATATGTATTCCTTCTTTAAAGGTAGGGGGATAGAAAAAAAGGTAGTTGATAAGTTCAAAATATTTGATGAAAACAAATGGTTTGGTTTTCAGTACTTTAATGAAAATAACGAATTAGAAAATATAAAATACAGAACAGTAGATAAAGGCTTTAGGCAAACATCAGGAGCAAAATCAATACTTTATAACTACAACAATGTTCACAATAAAGAAACTGTTGTATTTGTAGAGGGAGAAATGGATGTATTAAGTTGCGAAATGGTTGGCTATCCTGCAACTACATTACCAAATGGAGCACCCAAAGAAGCCAAGTTCAACAAGAATGATGCAAGATTTACTGCTCTAACTAATTGTCCGCTCAAAGCAAAAAAGATTATTATATTTACTGATACAGATACTTCTGGCAGAGCCTTACATAAAGAGTTGTTGCATAGATTTGGTAAAGACGTAGCTTGGTTTGTGAGACTTCCTGAAGATTGCAAAGATGCTAATGATGTTTTAATGAAACACGGGAAGGTAGAATTACAAAATATAATTAACAAAGCAGAACCTTACCCTATAGATGGTTTATATACTGCTAACGACTACCACGGACAGTTACATGATTTATATGAGGGTAACTATGAAAAGCCTTTAGACGTCGGTATACAAGGGTTAGATGATATCTACAAGATAATGCCTTCCACCTTTCATACAATCACAGGTATACCTAATCATGGGAAGTCATTGTTCCTTGACCAAATACTTTTAACTTTAGCAAAAAACCACGATTGGAAGTTTGCGGTGTTTTCTCCCGAACACAGCACACAGTTCCATATAAGAAGAATGGCACAGATGTATATTCACAAAGGATTTGATGAAGGGTTAAATAACAGAATGTCCGTTACAGAATTAAACGAAGCAATAGAGTTTATACACAACCATTTCTACTTTATAGAAACAAGGGAAAGTGTGCCTTCTATAGATTTAATACATAGCATAGTTAAATCAAGCATCTTTAAGCATGGAATAAATGGCTTTGTTATAGACCCCTTTAATGAAGTAAGTGCTAAACGTGCAGGTAACGCTAGAGAAGATGAACATATAAGAGACTTCATATCCTTATGTAAACGATTCAGCCGTATATACGAGATTGTTACATGGGTGGTTGCACATCCTACAAAACTTCAAAAGGGAACGGATGGCTCTTACGCACCACCTACTGCTTATGATATTAGTGGGGCAGCTCATTGGCACAACATGTCAGACGTGGTTATAACAGTGCACAGAGACTTTGACACCAACACTACAAGAGTAATAACAAGGAAAATAAGGGAACAAGACTTATACGGAAAGATAGGGGAAGCTAAGTTTGTATATAATTTTAATGACCATTGTTTTAAGCCAGAAATCATATCAACAATAAGTGATTGGAATGATATAGCTTTCAATAAATAAGTCTTAATTGTTCCTTTTTGGAATCTTATGTATTATCATCTTGGGAAAGATTGAGAATATATGAGTAAAAAATCTACAACAAACAAACTTACCACAGATTTAAAACTGGAAATACGCAACCTTTATGTGCAAGGAATAAGTAATGAAGAAGGCACAAGAAAAACATATACACTTGATGAACTGTATAAAAAGCACAACGTAGCTAAATCAACACTTTACAGGGTTTCACAAAAAGAAAATTGGAAGGTTGAAAGAGAACAATTCCAACAAAGATATTTAGCAGATTTAGATGTAGAAAGGACAAGGAATCTAACAGAAGAATCAAAGAAGTTTGACTTAAACAGTCTCAATTTAGCCAAAGCACTTATGGCAACAGTAGGTCAGAATATTAGAACGAATACTGAAAACATAAATAATGGAGCAAAGAATTTCCTTCCTCATCAATTAAACGCCCTTGCAGGTGCAGCTTTATCATCACAAAGATTGGCTAAACTAGCATTAGGCGAAAACACTGAGAACGTAAACATAAATGCAAACATACACGACGAAGCCTTCAGAGAAGCTATGGAATTGCTTGACACAGTTGCAGACGGACGCAGAGAAAGCAACAATAAGCCTATACACTGATTGGCTCAAGACAGCTAGACTTAAACAGCTACAGCCAAAAGAAAGCCATTACATCTGGTTAATTCTTGCAGGCAGAGGTTGGGGCAAGACAAGAACTGGCGCACAAGATATTGCCCTGTATGCTTTACGAAATCCTAATACAATTTGTGCAGTTGTAGCACCAACGTCTGGAGATTTAAGGAGAGTTTGTTTTGGCGGACCTAGCGGTTTAGTAGAGATAATACCTAAAGAATGTTTGTCAGAGCAAAAGGATATGAAAGGCTATTCATCAAGTATGTCTGAAATACGATTACATAATGGTTCTAAAATAATAGGTTATTCAGCATCAGAACCAGAAAGATTAAGAGGACCTCAGTTTCATAGAGCATGGGCTGATGAGTTGGCAGCTTGGAGATACCCTGAAACGTTTGATCAGTTAATGTTTTCATTAAGATTAGGAGATAACCCTCAATGTGTGATAACCACCACACCCAAGCCAACAAAGATAATTAAAGAACTGGTATTGAGAAAAGATGTACAGGTAACATCAGGCAGCACGTTTGAGAATGAAGAAAACTTAGCAGACACCGCATTGGCTATGCTTAGAGAAAGATACGAAGGCACGGCTATGGGTAGGCAAGAGTTGTATGCAGAAATTATAGAGGATATAGAAGGTGCTTTGTGGACAAATAAAATGATTGAAGGCATGAGAATCACTGATGATACGGAAACAACCTTAAAACAAATAATAGTAGCGATAGACCCTGCTGTAACCGCTAACGAGAATTCAGATGAAACAGGAATTGTTGTAGTAGGCAAAGATTACAACGAAAGATATTATGTTTTAGAAGATGTATCTGGCAAGTATTCTCCCGACCAATGGGGAAGAAAAGCTATAGATTGCTATTATGAATGGCAAGCTGATAGAATAGTAGCAGAAGTAAATAATGGTGGTGACTTAGTAGAAAGATTGTTGAGAAGTATAGATAACAATGTTCCTTACAGGTCAGTGAGGGCAACAAGAGGTAAGCTCACAAGAGCAGAACCTATATCTGCCCTTTATGAACAGAAGCGAGTTCACCATGTTGGATATTTTGCTGAATTAGAATCGCAGATGTGTTCTTATACTGGCGAAACGAGACCTTCCCCTGACAGATTGGATGCTTTAGTATGGGGTCTAACCGAACTAAGCAGATCAAGAGGAGAAGTTAACTGGAGAATAAGCTAATGGCAATGAGAGACAACATAAAAAATCTTTTTAACGGCAGACCTAAAACGCAATCAAAGGCTATAGGGAACATGGTCAGTTATTTTGGTGTCAACACAAGCGGTAAGCAGTACGACTATAAAGACTTAGCTGAAGAAGGCTATATGAAGAACAGTATTGTTTATAGGTGTGTTAATGAGATATCACATGGAGCAAGTGCAGTTCCATATATGCTCAAGTCAGGCGATACAGTAATAGAGCAACATCCACTTCTGTCATTAATAGACAGACCCAATCCTTTGCAATCACATAGTGAGTTTTTTAATGCGTTGTTTGGTTATCTATTATTAAGCGGTAACGCATACATTTTGAAAGTGGGTTCTGATTTAGGCAAACCCAAAGAGCTGCATTTGTTAAGACCAGACAGAATGGTAGTCAAAGGGGGGAGTAAGCCAATACCCGATAGATACGATTACGTTATTAATGGCAAAGTACAAGCAAGTTACGATGTTGATGACACAACTGGCTATAGTGAAGTCAAACACATTAAGCTATGGAATCCATTAGATGATTACTGTGGATTATCTCCAATGGCTGCTGCTGCCCTTGAGATAGACCAACACAACATGGCAAGCAAACACAATGTTAATCTGCTAGAGAACGGAGCAAGACCAAGTGGTGCTGTGGTGTATAAGCCTAAAGATGATGGTGGTTTTGCGGTCAACCTAAGTGAATCACAAAGACAACAACTCATTACAGACCTCAATAACAGATTTACTGGTACTGCTAATGCAGGTAGACCCATGTTACTAGAAGGAGACTTTGACTGGAAAGAAATGGGATTGTCTCCTAAAGACATGGATTTTTTAAACCTCAAGCACATGGCAACAACCGATATAGCATTATGTTTTGGAGTTCCCAGTCAGTTAGTGGGTGTACCCGATGCACAGACTTATGCCAATGTAGCTGAAGCTAGACTGGCTTTATATGAAGAAACAATTATTCCTCATCTTAGAAAGATAGAGTCTGATATTAATGAGTGGTTAGTTCCCATGTTTGGAGAGAACTTAACCTTTGAATATGACATAGACAAGATACCTGCCTTATCTGAGCGCAGAAGAAAGATATACGAGAATGTCACAAGTGCAGTAAGGGAAGGCATCATGACTCGCAATGAAGCAAGAGAGTTAATAGGTCTGTCCCCTATAGACGGTGCAGATGAATTGTATATATCTGCTAACCTATTCCCAATAGGTGAGGAGCCAACACCCGTACCTAATAATCCTATTTCAGATGATGAGCTAGATGACTTTGATATAGAGGAAGAATTACCAGAAGGAGATGAAGCTGTAGATGCCCCTACTTAGAAAAGAGTTCAGGAATATAAGGCGTGGCAGAGTAAGTGCTAGAGCAGAGATACGGAAACAACAAGTCTTAAGAAACAATCTAGAAAAATTAGCTTATAGAAGGTTAAACACTTTATTTAGAAAGTTTGTAAGGACAAGAGCTTATCTATACAAAGAGTTTGGTGTGTATGATGCAAACCAATCAAGAATAGATTTAGATGAAGAATTAATCCCTACAATGACAAGACATTACAGGAGAGTGTTCAAAGCTATTTTTGCTAATGCCAATGAACTTTATGATAAAGGCACTAAAGATGATGAAATCTTTATCATGGGCAGAAGCGTGGACTTTGAAAGATTGGTAGAAAGTTATTTTGCAGGCAGGGCATTAACACTTAGTGGTATATCAACTCGTATGGCGAACCGAATAGATAGAATTATAAGAGATGGGCGAGCAGACAATTTAACATTGGCACAAATATCTAAGTCCATATCAGATAAAGTAATGCCAATAACCAGAGCAAGGGCAGCCACCATAGCAAGAACTGAAACTCACAACGCTGCAAGTTTTGCCAATCATTCTTATCATGGAACAGTTGCAGATGACTTGGGAATGGAGATGGTTAAGCAGTGGGTATCTACAAACGACCTAAGAACAAGGTCGGCTCATTCATCTGCTAATGGACAACAAAGACCGATGAATGAAGATTTTTTAATAGGGGGTACTCCTATGGGTTACGCAGGTGATCCTAAAGGTGGTGCTAAGAATGTAATAAATTGTAGGTGTGTGATTATTTACACTGATGCACAAGATGTTGTGTCTAATTAAATATTCAGATACTATATATTGAGTAAATTAGGAGATAGCACTATGAGCAGTGAATTAACATCTAATAATCCTGACGTAGCTGTCCGTACAGACGAGTACGATTCCCACGAAGATTCTAAACAGAATGACGAAAAGCATATAAGAGCAGTCCAAGAGACTGACGATTCTTATATTGTTGAGTTTGGAAAAGACATGGCAGAACCTTCTGAGGAATCTGACTATGAGGAAGAAAAAGAAGAAAAGAGTTACATTGAAGTCAAGTCTGAAATCAAAGCGGAATCTGATGATGGCACTTTTGAAGGTTACGGCAGTGTATTTAATAATACTGATCTTGGTAATGATATAATTAAAGGTGGTGCATTCACTAAGAGTCTCAACGAAAGAGGACATGGTGGAGTTAAACTTTTGTATCAACACAAATCCGATATGCCTATTGGAGTCTTTGACGAAATAAGAGAAGATTCACATGGTCTATATGTAAAGGGCAGACTTGCTCTTAAAACACAAGCAGGCAAAGAAGCCTACGAATTATTGAAGATGGGTGCTTTAGATGGTCTAAGTATAGGCTTTAGAGTGAACCCTAAAGAAGTTTCTTATGATAAGCGTAAAAATCAACGCATTATCAAAGAGGTAGATTTAATGGAGATTAGTCTCGTAACTTTTCCGATGAACCCTAAAGCTACGGTTCGGCAGGTAAAGGGAGAGGAAATCTCTATTAGAGAATGGGAAAACGGAATGCGTGATGCTTTCAACTTATCTCGTTCAGAATCCAAGATTGCAGCAAAAGCTGTTAATCTGGCATTTACGCAACGAGATGTTGATGCTAATGCTGAAGTGGTAGAAGCCATGAAACAATTAACATTAACTATTAACCAACTCTAAGGAGCAATTATGTCTGAAGATATAAAGCAAGTTGTTTCAGAATTTGGTCAGGCTTTTGAAGAATTTAAAAAAGCTAATGACCTGAAACTAGAAACATTAGAAAAAGGGCAAAGTGCGGATAGTTCAGTAGAAGCTAAACTCAATAGTATTGAGGAAAAGCTAAACGGACTTGAAGATATTAATCAGGAGATTACACAAGCCAAACTTGCACAAGACGGAATCAAAGAGCAGGTAGAACAACTAGAGACAGTCATGAAAAGACCGAACTCTGGTTATGAAGCCAAGCAAATTGATGAAACCTGTGCAGCTTTTGACTCATACTGCAGAAAAGGACTGGAAGGTCTACAAGATGCAGAGAAGAAAGCATTAACGGTCAGCAATGACTCAACAGGTGGGTATCTAGCACCACCAGAATACGTGAGGGAGTTACTGAAAACAGTAACAGAAATCTCGCCTATTCGTTCAATCGCTAGAGTGAGAAGCACTGGACAAAGATCAATCCAAGTGCCTAAACGTGATGGTCAATTCTCTGCCTCTTGGGTAGCAGAAAGTGCAACTCGTTCAGAAACCACTGGTTACACAGTTGGATTAGAAGAACTACCTGCACATGAGCTTTACGCTTTAGTAGATATCTCTGAGCAAAACTTAGAAGATACTGTCTTTGATCTAGAATCAGAAATGCAATCAGAATTCGCGGAGCAATTTGCGAAAGCTGAAGGAACAGCATTTGTTAGCGGTAACTCCGTTGGTAAGCCTGAAGGTTTATTAACTAATGGTGACGTTAGTGAAACTGTATCAGGACATGCTAGTACATTATTAGCAGACGGACTGATTTCACTAGTTCATTCTATTAAGTCTGACTATGGAAGAAATGGTACTTTTGTTTTTAACAGAAGCACTTTAGCTGCCATAAGAAAACTTAAGGACACTGCAGGACAGTATGTGTTCCAAACAGGTATGTCTCTACAGTCAGGAGTTCCTAATACTATATTAGGCTCGCCTTACGTTGAAGCTACCGATATGCCAGATGTAGGTGCTAACACTTACCCTGTTATATTCGGAGACTTCAGAAGAGCATACATGATTGTAGACAGGGTTGCTTTATCAGTAACGAGAGACCCCTTTACACAAGCCACTTCAGGTAATGTTAGATACATTGCTAGAAGAAGGGTTGGTGGACAGGTTCTCCAAGCTGAAGCAGTTGTTAAACAAAAAGTATCAGCTTAATTAGGAGTAATTTATGCAAGACTTATCAAATAATATTAATCCTGCTGTTTCCATTCTTAACGCAGTTAAAACTGCTGCAGGTAATGGTACTGGTGTTGACTTACAAGGCTATGAGAGAGCAACAGTTCTTGTTGACGTAGGCGCAGAAGGCGACACTTTATCTAGCTCGGTATATTTTGAAGTTTCATTAGAGGAATCTGATGATAACTCAACTTTTACTGACGTTGCCCAAGCAGGCATTACTGATGGAACTATTGCTGCAGGGGGTATCTTCTTGAAATTAGATGGTACTGCTAACGGCAATCCTGACACAGCAGGCGGTATTTTCCGTGTTGAATATGTCGGTAACAGTAGATATATAAGAGTTGTACTAGCTAAGACTGGAACACACTCAAGCGGAACACCTATTGGTGCTATCGTTGTGAGAAGTGGTTCAAGACATAGTAGCGACAACGCTTTTACAGCACATAACGCTTAAATAAGCATAAGACTGTGGGGGTTTACGCCCCCACTATCTTTAAACTTGGAGATATGAATGGCGAATAAAACGTACAAAATGATAGTACCAAAAGCAGGTGCAGCCAATAAAGACGGCACTGACACTATGCTCTATTCCGTAGATGGAATCTACGAAGCAAAAGAAAGTTTCCAAAAAGACTTAATGGAAGTATTCGTGGCTAATGGTCACGCTATGGAAGTTAAAGTAGAAGCTACAGCAGAAGAAGAAGGCGAACCTGTTAGAGCTAGAAACGAAAAAGGACAATTAAAGGGAGATGACCCTGACACGCCAGATGTAAATGAAGCGTGGGAAGGTGGAGAAGCACCAAAGGTAAAAACCAAGAAAAAGAGAACCACTAAGAAGAAGGCTTCTTAACTTGTACCCTTAATCATTTTTTAATGGTCAATACATTACAAAGTGATATTATTAATAAAGCAGATGCTAATGATGGTAGAGACCATGCAAATTAAAGGGAATATATATGAGTGCAGGTTATCATCATTTTATCATAGAGCAGGGAGCGACCTTCGGGCAGACCCTTACACTTAAAGATTCAAGCGATACTTTAATAAATCTTACAGGCTACGCTTCCGCAGAAATGGACTTGAGGGAAACACCTGAAAGTTCTTCAGAAGTTTTAACACTCACAACAGCTAATAGCAGAATTGCATTAGGTGGTACAGCAGGCACAGTCACACTCACAATATCCGCATCAGATACAGCTAACCTAACCGCAGGAGATGGTGTCTTTGATTTAGAAGTTGTGGATGGCTCAAGCAATATCTACCGAATACTGGAAGGCACATATTCAGTGAGAAGGAACATAAGTAGATAATGGCTATATCAAAAGTAACCACTTCCAATACGAACACGATAAACAAGGTTACAGTAACCGATGGAGATGCCGTAAGCATCATAACAGTTGGAACTCAAGGTCTTGCGGGTCCCGCTACCATATTAGGAAGAACCATAGCAGGTTCTACAGTAAGCACTGATGACATTGGCGCAACTTTAATATACGACCACGCAAACACCAGATGGTTAGCAACTACTGATAGCAATGCCGCTTCTCTCAACTTAAAGATAGCCAATCTTAACTTTACTGCAGGTGGGGCAACTGCAACTGGAATATTAGATGAAGATAATCTAGGCACTAATAGCAATACAAAACTTGCTACCCAACAATCAATAAAAGCGTATGTAGACGCACAATTAACAGCACAAGACCTAGACTTTCAAGGAGACTCAGGCGGTGCGTTATCAATAGATTTAGATAGTGAAACCCTAAGTATCTTAGGTGGTACGGGATTGGCAACTGTAGGAAGTGGCAATGGGGTCACTGTCAATATAGATAGCACTGTCACAACGCTTACTGGCTCACAAACCTTAACCAACAAAACCCTGACGGCTCCTGTGCTAAACACAGTAGATATCAATGGTGGAGATATTAGTTCTGGAACTACTATCAACAAGTCACCACAGATAACTCTGGCAGGAGACTTGAGTGGGTCAGTAACACTATCAAACTTAGCAAATGGCACTCTTACTGCAACCATAGTAGCCAATAGTGTGGCTCTAGGTACTGATACAACAGGCAACTACTTAGCCACATTGGTAGCTTCAAATGCAGGTATAGACTTAGCCAATAGTGGTTCTGAATCAGCAGCAGTAACAGCAGGTCTTAATACCGAGTATGTTCAAGACCTTGTTGGGGCAATGTTTAGTTCTAATACCGAAACAGGAATATCAGTAACGTATCAAGACGGAGATGGAACTATAGACCTAGTAATAGGTGCAGGGGTTATAACAAGTGCTATGTTGGCAGGTTCAGTAGCCAATGCAAAGCTAGCCAATTCAACCATAACAGTTTCAGACGGCAGTAATACCACAGCTATAGCATTAGGCAGTACGATCACTTACGCAGCAGGAGAAGGACTGGATGTAGCCGAATCAAGTGGAACAGTTACCTTTAGTGCCGAAGATGCCACTGCTAGTAATAAAGGTGTAGCTTCTTTTGACAGTACAGACTTTGCAGTTAGTTCTGGTGCAGTAACGCTAGTAGTAGAAAGAATATCAGACATAGTTGGCTCTATGGTCACTTCTAATACAGAAAGTGGCATAGCAGTAACCTATCAAGATTCAGATAACACAATAGACTTTGATGTAGGAGATTTTGACATAGCCTTAACAGGAGATGTAACGGGGTCAGGAACAGTTACCAATTTAGGCAATGTTTCTTTTGCAGCAACTATTCAAGCCAATTCAGTAGCATTAGGTACAGACACAACAGGTAATTATGTAGGAACTATTACTGGCGGAACAGGAATAGATTCCACTGCAGCCACAAGCGGAGAGGGAACAACCCATACTCTAAGCCTAAACCTTAATGAACTAACAACAGAAACCACTATTGCCGATGCTGACTTTATTGCAATGGTTGATGCCACAGATGATGGTTCAGGAAAAATAACATTTGAGAATTTAGAAGATGCCATATTCTCCTCAATTAGTGGCGATGTAACCATAGCTGAAGATGGAGTTGCCACTATACAAGCTAACAGTGTGGCTTTGGGTACAGATACTACTGGTAGCTATCTGCTTGAAATAGCAGTAGGCGAGGGATTGGATGTTTCTCATACACAAGGCGAAGGCTCAACTGCTACCCTTTCTGCAGAACTTGCCACTGAAACTAATGCAGGAGTAGCCACCTTTGATGGCACAGACTTCACAGTCAGCAGTGGAGATGTAACAGTCAATGTAGAAAGAGTCCAAGATATAGTGGGAGCAATGGTAGGCTCAAACACTGAGTCAGGTATAGCGGTTACTTATGAAGATGGCGATGGTACTTTAGACTTTAACGTCAATGACCCAACCATAACCATTAGTGGAGATATAGATGGTTCTGCCACTATGACCAATCTTGGCAATACCACAATAAGCACAACACTAGACACAGTTAATTCAAACGTAGGTTCATTTGGTAGTGCTACAGCCATACCTGCATTAACAGTCAACGCTAAAGGTTTAATAACAGCAATATCAACCAACAGTCTGACTACCAACTTCACTCTATCAGCAGATAGTGGCACTAATGATACGTTTGCAACAGGAGAGACACTTACTTTTAGCGGAACAACTAATGAGGTTACAACCGCAGTATCTAATAACGCAATTACCATAGGTCTGCCAGATAACGTAACGATAGGTGGCAATCTAATAGTTACAGGAGACTACACAGTCAACGGAACGACCACAACTGTCAGCACAGCCACTTTGGCAGTGGAAGACCCACTCATTAAACTAGCCAAAGGAAACGCTGCAGCAGATTCAGTTGATATAGGTATCTATGGTCTGTATGACACTTCTGGCTCACAAGATTTATACGCAGGGTTATTTAGAGATGCTAATGACAGTGGCAAATGGAAACTGTTTAAAGACTTACAACCCGAACCAACAACCACAGTAAACGTAAGTGGAACAGGTTATGCAGTAGCAACACTGGTAGCCAACCTAGAAGGTGCAGTAACAGGCAATGCAGATACAGCAACGGCACTTGCTACAGCTCGTACTATTCACGGCGTAAGTTTTGACGGAACTGCCAATATTGATTTAAGTGAAGTGGTTTCAGACACAGTTGGGGCAATGTTCTCTAGCAACACTGAAACAGGAATAACTGCGACCTATCAAGATGGCGATAATACAATAGACTTAGTGGTCGGTACTCTTAATCAAGACACCACAGGTTTAGCTGCAACTGCTACCGCTTTAGCAACTGCCAGAACAATTCATGGGGTTAGTTTTGATGGTACTGGTAATATTGATTTATCAGAAGTCATATCTGACACAGTTGGAGCTATGTTCAGTTCAAACACTGAAACAAACATAACAGTAACTTACCAAGACGCAGATAACACCATAGACCTTGTTATAGGAACTCTGAATCAGGACACTACTGGATTAGCAGGAACAGCTACCGCACTAGCAACAGCTAGGACAATAGGTGGAACAAGTTTTGATGGTACTGCAAATATAGCAGTTGCTTTATCGGCTACCGCAACAGCATTAGCTAATGCTCGCACTATTCATGGTGTTAGCTTTGACGGAACAGCAAACATTAGTCTTACAGAGGAAATACAAGACACAGTAGGAGCAATGTTCACCAGTAATACCGAAAGTGGTATCACTGTAGCTTATGATGATATTGACGGAACTGTAGACTTTACAGTAGGCACACTCAATCAAAATACAACTGGTTTGGCTGCAACCGCAACAGCATTGGCTACCGCAAGAACCATACACGGAGTGTCTTTTGACGGAACGGGCAACATAGATTTAAGTGAGGAAATATCCGATACAGTCGGTGCTATGTTCTCTGGTAATACAGAGACTAATATCACTGTAACTTATCAAGACGCAGACAACACAATAGATTTAGTCATTGGTACATTAAACCAAGACACAACAGGATTGGCTGCAACAGCAACACTAGCAGCATCAGCAACAGCACTAGCAACAGCAAGAACCATACATGGTGTCTCATTTGATGGCACAGGCAACATTGACCTGTCAGAAGTTATTGCAGATACCGTTGGTGCAATGTTTTCAAGCAATACGGAAACAGGAGTCACTGTTACTTACCAAGACGTAGACAATACAGTTGATGTAGTAGTAGACACTTCTGCACTCACTGAAACACTTACTAATAAAACCTTAACCAGTCCAGTATTCAATACAGGGGTTTCAGGAACAGCTATTAAAGATGAAGATAACTTGGCTTCTGATTCTGCTACACATTTAGCCACTCAACAATCAATCAAGGCTTATGTAGATTCAGCAGTATCAACAACTGAAGGCATACAAGATATTGTAGGTGCTATGTTCAGTAGCAATACTGAAACAGGCATTACAGTCACATATCAAGATGTAGATGGCACAGTTGACTTAGTTATTGGAACACTTAACCAAGATACAACTGGAACTGCAGCATTAGCCACTTCATTAACTATTTCAGCAAATAACAGCGCCAATGAAACTGTATACCCAGTATTTGTAGATGGCGCTACTGGAACGCAAGGTGCAGAGACAGATACAGGACTTACCTACAATCCATCAACAGGGTTATTAACAGCCACAGGGTTTTCAGGCAATTTAACTGGAACTCTGCAAACTGCAGCACAAGCTAACGTAACAAGCGTAGGAACATTAACGTCATTAAGCGTTACAGGCGATTTAGCAATAGATACCAACGTGCTTAAGGTAGACACCACTAATAACAGGGTAGGCATTAAACAAGCTACGCCTACTGTTGGTTTAGACTTAGGAAGTGTTACTGACGCTATATTAGTAGCCAAAGGAACAACTGCACAACGTCCTACAGGTGCAGCAGGACATTTCAGATACAACACTACTCTTGGTAAGTTTGAAGGGTATACGGATGCTTGGGGAGAAATAGGTGGTGGTGGAACATCCACTTTTGCGGTTAATAATTATACAACTGCCAATTCAAGCACAACTGCTTTTACATTAAGTTCAGCACCAGATAGCGAGGACAATATATTAGTCTTTGTTGAAGGTGTGTTCATGAACGCAGCAGACTACACGCTCAACGGAACAACTTTAACATTAGACGCAGCACCGCCTTCAGGAAGGAAGGTTACTGTTTATCATGTGACAGCAGCAGTTGCAGGAACAGGAGTACACCAAAACAGCTTCACAGGAAACGGAAGTGCAACTGCCTATACTCTAGGGGTAACTGCTGATAGTGAGAACAACACACAAGTTTATATAGATGGTGTTTATCAGAACAAAGCAACCTACGCCATATCAGGAACTACATTAACCTTTGATACCGCCCCCGCCAGTAGTGCAGCCATAGAGGTAATGACATTCACACAAACGAATATCAACACTTTCCCTGCAAGTGGTATATCAGGTCTAACGCAAGTTACGGCAGCAGGTGCAGACCATTTTATGATTTTTGATGCTACTGATAACGCACTGAAGAAATCATTAGTATCAGACGTACTTGATAATGTTGTACTTACAAGTGAACAAGTACAAGACGTTGTAGGGGGCATGGTTTCAAGCAACACAGAAACAGGTGTTGCAGTAACTTATGAAGACGGAGATGGTACGCTTGATTTTGTACTAGCAACGGCTCAACCAACAGTCACAAGTTTAGGTACTCTGACAACACTTACTGTTGATAATGTAATTATTAATGGGTCTACTATTGGACACACAGGCGATACAGATTTAATAACAGTAGCTTCAGGAATAGCTACAGTAGCAGGTGAAGTCTCAATGACTACGCTAGATATAGGTGGAACAAATGTGACAGCTACTGCTACAGAACTTAACTATGTTGATGGTGTAACATCAGCAATACAAACCCAAATGGACACGAAAGCGTCCACAGGAAAGGCGATAGCTATGGCTATGATTTTCGGATAATAATTAGGAGAAATAAAAAATGGCAATCCCAAATTTAGTTAATGTAAGTTCAATATATGCAAAAACGCATCAAGTTGCACTAACTACTACAACAACAACAGCTCTATTAACTAATTCAGCTAGTTCAGATGACTGTTATAAAATTAACTCAATTGTCATAGCAAATATAGATGGCACAAACTCAGCAACAGTAACTATGGGTATAGTTAAATCTGGTGGGTCTCTCATTTCATTTGCTACTACAATAGCAGTACCAGCAGATGCTACATTAGTTTTAGTAGATAAAAACTGGGGGTTATACCTTGAAGAAGGAGATGCTATACAAGGTGGAGCTAGTGCAACAGGTGATTTGACTTGCACTATTTCATATGAAATTTTAGATGACGCATAAGGAATAATTATATGGCACATTTTGCAGAACTTAATTCAAGCAACGGGGTATTACGAGTAATCGTAGTATCTAATGATGATGTAAACGCTAATGGTGGAGATCAACATGCTGATGCAGAAACTTTTGTTACAACTATTGTTCCGCATTCAACAGGTGGAGTAGCTTGGAAACAATGTTCTTATAATAATAGTTTTAGAAAACAATATATAGGCAAAGGAGGTACTTACGATGCATCAAAAGATAAATTTATATATCCCCAACCATATGCGTCATGGTCTTTAGATTCTAGTGATGATTGGCAAGCACCTACTGCTTACCCTGATGATGGCAAAATGTATAATTGGAATGAAACAGACACACAATGGGAGGAGGTAACTAATGGCTAGTTTAAATGGTGGAATAATAGGAAAATATAATGTGCCAGTGGATAATGGTCAAGATGAGATTATAACAACATTTAATTCAAGTGGTACTCTTACAACAGGCGCGCAAACAACTGCAGTTGAATATTTAGTTATTGCAGGTGGTGCAGGTGGTGGTGGTTCAGTTGGTGGTGGTGGAGGAGCAGGTGGTTATAAGACAGCTAGTAGTTTCTCTGTTTCGGCATCAACGGATTATTCAATTACTGTAGGTGCAGGTGGTGCAGGTGAAGGACTAGCACAAGGAATAGGTGCTGATGGTTCAAATTCAGTTTTTTCTTCAATAACTTCTACAGGAGGTGGCGGAGGCGGTGGTTGGGAAGCTTTAGGTCGTGCTGGTGGTTCTGGCGGTGGTGTTGGTGGTAGAACTGGTCAAGCAAACGGTGCAGGAGGTGGCGATGCATCGCCATCTGGTCAAGGTAATGATGGCGGTGATCGTGGAGGCGGTGGAGCTAACGCTGTTTGTGGCGGTGGCGGTGGCGGAAGTGCTGGTGCAGTTGGTGGCGATAGTAGGAATGACGGTGCAGGAGCATATCGTTGGGGCGGTCACGGTGGTAATGGTTCAGCTTCTTCAATCACAGGTTCATCTGTAACAAGAGCAGGTGGAGGCGGTGGCGGAGGCGATACATCTAGTCAGGCTGGAAGTGGTGGCTCTGGTGGTGGTGGTCAAGGTACTGGTTCCAATCCCCAGTCATCAGTAGCAGGAACTGCAAACACAGGTGGCGGAGGCGGTGGTGCTGGTTGGACTGATACAGGTTACGCCAACGCAGTTGGAGCCAAAGCTGGTGGATCTGGTGTTGTCATTATTAAAGAACCCGCAATAGTTGATATACAAAACACTTCTGGTGTATGGAGTATGCAAGCTGTTTATACGGCTGTAGCATCAGACAACTGGATTTAACATGGCAAACACAAAGGTATACGGAGAACAAATAGTAGATGGCTCTATAACGGCAGCCAAACTTGCCGATGGAACTATTGTTGCAGCAGAACTGGCAGATAACGCAGTAGTCACTGCAGCCATAAACGCAGACGCAGTAACCAATGCAAAGATTGCCGATAACGCCATAGACTCAGAACACTACACAGACGGCTCTATAGATACTGCTCATATTGCAGCTTCACAAATAACCCTTGCTAAAATGGCAGTTAATTCCATAGACAGCGACCAATACGTTGACGGAAGCATAGACACCGCACACATTGCAGCTTCACAAGTAACCACAGCAAAGATAGCAGACGGAAACATAAGCACTGCTAAGTTGGCAGACCTATCCGTAACCAGTGGTAAGTTAGCAACCAATTTAGACTTAGCAGGTACGTTAGATGTAACAGGAGCAACAGTTCTTGATAGTACATTAGGAGTTACAGGTACAGCTACATTTACTGGATTAGTTGATGCTGCAATTATTGATGGTGTTAACTTTAAGGTCAATGGCGGACAGGGCAGTGATGGACAAGTATTAACTTCTACTGGAAGTGGAGTAGCTTGGGAAACTGCAAGTTCTTTTAATGCAGATGCAGCACAAGTATTTAACGAAAGCGGAGCAGATGTAGACTTTAGAATTGAATCTGATGGTAACTCTAATATGTTCTGGGTAAATGGTGGTACTAATGCAATAGCAATAGGTTCAGATAATTTACTTACTACTTTGCATGTAGATGCAGCAGATAGTGAAATAACAATGAATGTTTCTAGTGGATTATCTACAACTTCAGCTTGGAATGGAATAGGGTTTGGTGCTAGAAATTCTATGAAATCTGCAATTCTTCATCAAAGAACAACCAGTTATTCAAGAGGAAGTTTACTTTTTTGTGTGAATTCAGATGCAGATAATTCTCATGCTGATATTAATGATGTTGCACTGACTATTGATAATGCCAAATTAGCTACATTCGCAGGAGCAGCAACAATAGCAGGAGTTACAACAATAGCAAACACATCAGCTGCTAACGTCAATAACGAGAGTCATATACTTATAAGAAATCTAGCAAACGGCAACATTGTTACAGACGGGCTTACTTATAATTGTGCAGAGGACAAACTGGGTGTTGGCACCAATCTCTTTTTAGCTGGTGGCTACATTAGAAGTGGTGCTGCAAACTTAGGTTTTGGAACCGCATCAATGGGGCAAATAGTAACCTTAGATAATAGCACTGGAGATTTTTTAGTTGATTCTACAACTGCTGTAGGTTCTTTTTACAATGGACTTAATGATACTGGATTCGGAGCTGCTCGCGGTGGTTATACGGCTTGTGTAAGAAGTGGAACAAATACACCTTTATATGTTTCAACAGCAGGAACAGGTTCAGGTGGGTTCATATCATTTTCTCAAAATGGAGCTACTAGAGGAGACATTACATACACTGGTTCAGCAGTAGCTTACAACACATCTTCAGACTATAGATTAAAAGAAAATGTAGTAACCGATTGGAATGCAACTACTAGATTAAAACAATTAAAACCTTCACAATTTAATTTTATTGAAACTCCTGACACAACTGTAGAAGGATTTTTAGCACATGAAGTATCAAGTATAGTTCCTCAAGCTGTAACAGGCGAAAAAGACGAATTATATACAGCAGAAAATTCTCCTGAAGAAATGGAAGACTTAATTGGAGAGCCTAAGTATCAGGTTATAGATCAAAGTAAATTAGTTCCATTACTAGTAAAAACAATACAAGAATTAGAAGCAAGAATAACAACACTAGAAGGGTAATATGGCAAACACTAAAATAACATCAAGAGTCTTAGCAGATGATGCAGTTCTAACTGCCAATATAACTGACGCTAACGTAACAACTGCTAAGATAGCAAACGCCAATGTAACAGTAGCTAAAATGGCAGCTAACTCAGTTGATAGTGACCAATACGTTGATGGTTCTATTGATACGGCTCATATCGCTGCAGACCAAATTACCACAGCCTTAATAGCCGATGATGTTGCTTTAGGAGGTAACCCTACGACTACGACTCAATTAGGGTCAAACAGCACCACTCGTATAGCCACAACTGCTTTCGTGCAACAAGAATTAACCACGTTAATAGGTGGCGCACCTAGCACACTCAACGATTTAAATGAATTAGCTGCAGCCATTAATGATGACGCTAACTACAACTCAACTTTAACCACAGCACTCGCCACTAAGTTGCCACTAGCAGGTGGAACTATGACTGGCACTCTTGCGATGGGTGCTAATAATATTACTTCTTCTGGAACAATAACGGGCACATTAGCTACAGCAGCTCAAACCAACATTACAAGTCTAGGTACTCTTACTGCCCTTACAGTAGACGATATAACTATTAATGGTTCTACTATTTCTGATTCTGGTGCTTTATCACTAACTAGTGCAGCATTTACAGTAGATGCAACAGGAGTTATTACTTTAGATTCAGATGCAGGTGGTATTTACTTTAAAGATGGTGGTACGACAATAGGAGAATTTATTAATTCTTCTTCTGATTTGATGATTAAATCTGCTGTTCAAGACAAAGATATACTTTTAAAAGGCAACGATGGTGGTTCAACAATAACTGCTCTGACTCTTGATATGTCAGAAGCAGGAGCAGCTACATTTAATTCAAGTGTAACTGCACTAACAAATTTTAATTCTACTTCTGGAAATGACCTACGATTAAATGCTGGAAGTG